GTGTTGCGCTTTGCCCACCTATTGTCACGCTTGTTACACCGTGAACGCTGGCCTCAGCCCCGAGATTATACGCAATACCGACCACCACCAACCGGCCCGATATATCTGTCCCAATGTCCATCCCTGAAAATGTATTCCCTGCACTTGCGCCAACATTCGCAGTTTCCCCAAATTCAACAGCCTGTGCAACACCCGATTCGGAACCGGTACCGTCTAACGTTACATCGTCGCGAATAATAAACTGATCACCTGTCGTCGTCTTACATTTCGTGTTGGCCGGAATTAGAGTAGCAGGTACGCCGGTTAGCTCGACCGTAACCAAAGTTTTCGACGCGGGAATTCGGGTTACAGCGAGTAATGAAAATAAACCGTCAAGCTGAATACCAACAGCGTCGAAAATACTTAACAGATTCGCGGTATTAATTACACTGTCGTCGGCTTCAGACAGACTTAGCGCCTCAATCCCTATTAGCTGACCTTGAGGGGTCTCAGGATCGACGTTTAAATCAGGTCCGAACGTGGCTCGCCAGTCTTGATCACGGTCGGAGACATAGTCCGCGAGCGTTTTTCTGACTGGTCCTGTGGGTGTGATACTTGCCATTTTAAATAATTACCTCAAATTCTCCGAATATACTCTGCACTTGCGCAAAATACGTGAACGTCCGATTTGCTCGGTCGATGGTTACTGAAACATTTCGCAAACCTGTATTACCAAACTCTTTTAAAATTTGACTATCAATGATCCCAGCAACCTTACCCGCTTCAGCATTCTTTTTCAACATCTCTTGAAGGTATGGAACACCGCGAGACGTATCTAAAAACCATTCACCTTTGAACAAGCGAAGCCTTGAAACAGTTTTTTGCCGTAATCCCTCTAGATCACTGACGACCTTAAGATTACCGAATTGATCTAATTCGATATCGGCGCTGTTTACACCCTGTGAAATTACTTTTGTCATTCGTGAGGGGCCCCTGTATCGACTTCGGCATCATTGCCAGAATCATTGCCCTGTGAGTGTATATGATTTGAGAATGTGATTAAACCATTAATTAAATCACCAATCACTCTAACGAGCCCGCTGAAAGTAGAATTTGTAGCATTGACCGTCAATAGAGGTGTATTCAATTCAATTTCATTTTCGGCCGTCATAGTTATTTTACCATTTTCAACAACTATTGAGTTCGCGCCGTCGTCACTCTGAAGCGACGCACCCGACGCGCTCGCCGGTGTGACCGTTAACGGTCCGAAACCCATAATAGCTATGGCATCATTCAAGTCTAATAGACCTTCGTCAGGTCTTTCTTGTTCGAATGTTACTTTAAAATTGTCGATACCTCGCTGTGAAAACAGCATTATACAAGTATCACCTACAGCCACAGGGAATAGAATCGAGAATCCGCCGCCGGTCGGGAAGCATACAGGGACATTTTGAACGACTGGTAACGGTAATTCTTCGCCGTTAGTCAATACTCTTGTTAAAGCAGGTTGCACGGCTGCGCGTTTCGTTGTTGGGTTATAGGATTTAATAATACCTGGCAACGTCGTATAGATCCCCTTAAATTGCTGTTCGAAAACAAACCGAAGTAATTCAGTTATCGATTCATACTTCACCTCGTTGTTGAGATTACTCATAGCGCCACTCCCTCAACGTCTGTGTAGAACGGCGTACCGCGCAAGTCGCCGCGATGGTTAGTTGATATCACTTTATAGATACCTTGCGTCTCACCGGCTCTTACGTTCTGGTCACGACCCCCACCAGATAAACCTAGAACGACGGTTTCAACCTTGACAGGTTTTCCAATGGCTAAGAACGGGTTTAACAGGCTGGTGAATTTAATACCACCTTTTTCAGTTTGGCCAGGTACACCAACAAGACCCGATCCCGGATTAATCACAGGCACAGTAATCAGGTTATCGGCTACCCCGATTTTAGAGAACGTGATTACACCGTCATTTTCCCGCCATGACACACCGTTAGGTAATAGCAGTTTATCAAGTAAATCAGACGTTCGACCGTCAAACGCAAAATCGGCTTTCTGAATTTCCGGTAACAGTGAAATCGAATTAAAATCTAGTCCGAATGATGGTAACGCGTCCTGTACGATTTGTTTAATTGATAGGGCCCCCGCGTATGCTCGCGTGAACCTAGCTTGTGTTAATTTCCGAACATTACCACCGAGTTCAATTCGTGTTAGTCTATCAACGTTATCGCGACCTCGGGTAATTGATCGGATATCCCCGTCAAATAATAATCCGGTCCGCCCAGGGTATCCCCCGAGAATTCGAATTCGTTGACCTTTATTCTTGATAAACGAATCTGTCGCGTCAGATAGATTTTTAATCTCTACAAAACCTTCGACGGGTTTACTACTTGACGTTTTCTTTATTTCAAACGTAACAGCTAGTTCGGTGATTTTCACCGCATCACTATCCGATTCGCCTATTATCGTTTCAAACTGACGTGGGAATAAACGCATTACGCACCTCGTTAGCTTCGTCGCCAGTCAGATAATATAATTCGTGCGTCCTACCCCAGGCGTTACGACCTGGTTCAAGTGCGTTCACATCTAGCACTACCGCGACAAAATCCCCAACAAAATCAACTAGCTTAAAATTAATAACAGGTATACCTGATTTAATTCGGGTGCCTGTAAATAATGGTGCTTCGTCGTCGTTGAACACCGACAGAAACCAACTCTCGCCGATATCTTGCCACGTCGCGCGAATTCGAACACTCTGACCACCGACTATAGTCGTAAATTGCTGGTCTGCGTCGTTCGTCAAGGGTACTTCTTGCATTAGATATCCCCCAAAAGATCAAATAAGATAGACGGGCCGCGCCGTTCTGGCACGTTAGGTGATTGTTTGCCGCCACCGTCGACTGTGCCTGATTTATTCGTTGCTGGACCCGCTAAAATGTCAGCGGGTAGCATTGTGAATTCTGAATTCGCGAATAGAATTTCTTCAAGATCGATAGTGAAATCTAACGCTAACCCTGTGTTTGCATCGACGCGCGCGGATAGATCCACGATCAAAAGATTTTCATAAATTTTTAATGTGGTCTGGACAGTCACAGGCTCACGGCGCTTCGCTAATTCTTCAATCTGAATCCACGCCTCTTTACCTCGCTCGGATGCGGGTAGTGCCGCTATACCAGTCGGTACCAAGTTAGATACGAAACCAGTCATACGCAATTTTTGAGGCGCTATCACCGTATTATCAGTAATCGACGAACCGCTCTCAATTGGTTGTGATGTTTTCAGAATTCTAACCGAGTGATTTTCTTCAGGGTAGAGATCTACGACGTCCGCTATCTCTATGATCTGAGTTTTCTCGGTGAACAACCCTAGTACATTATCTTTCAGGATATCGACAACAGTATTCATCGTGCAATACTCGAATCATTATCCTGAGCCGCAGCGCGCAACTGTTCAGATAGTTTAGCGCCCACTGTGGCCGATATTTCGGCTGCGTCAGCACCGGGCGCGTTCACGGTAACTAAGACTTTACCTATAACCGTCGACCTACTAGAGACGCCACCGCTAAACGACCTAGCACCGGCTATATTATTACGTACGCCAATATCATCGATGCCGAGGAAATCACGAAGAGGCCCAGTGAACTCACGTAGGAAAGTTCTGATTTTTTCAAACCCGTTTAGGAACTTATCGATTTTTTTATCTATGAACTCAAAGAACCCACCGAAAACAGCCTCGGAACCATCGCGCCAGGATAAGAAATCGTCATACAATAATGCGAGCCCTACACCGAGAGCTACCGCAGCAGCACCTATTAGAAAAAACGGATTTGCCAGGAGTGCGATGGAGGCACCTAGCGATGTGGCCGCAAGAGATAGGAGTCGGGTGTTCAATAGGAGGAATGCCGTACCCAGGAGTAGAACAGCCTCAGTCAAGATTCCAAAGAATTCAGAATGCGATCGTATGAAAGTGATAACATCCTGCAGCGCTGTTAAGAAGTCCGTCAACACAGGTAAAACCGACAGCCCGACAGATTGAGCGAGACGTCCAAAAATTGTGGATAAATTTGTCAACTGGTCGTTAAATGCCGCCGCCTGACGGGCGTCAGCTTCAGTAATCCGACCGTACTCTTTCGATTGTGCGATAAGCGCCTGTAGCTCTTTCGGTGCCGTCTGTAGTAGTTGGATAGTACCGATATCCAACCCAAGCTTTTTACCGAACCCGACTTGTTCGGATTTTGATAATGTCTGAAACGCTACATTTAATTCTAAGAGGGACGAGGTCGCTGATTTTACTTCACCGTCAGCGTCAAACGCGGATAAACCAAGCGCCTCAAAAACGTCTTTGGCAAGTCCTTTATCTAAAGATAATTCACCGAGAGCTTTCGACATATTCGTAATCGAAGACCGTAGGCCAGAGATTGAACCACCCTGACGCTGTACGGCAAACTCAAGGTCTTGAAGATCCCCGACAGCGATACCGGTCGCGTCTGCGAATTTAATCATTTCGTCAGCGGCATTAGCGATTGAATTTATTAACAAGCCACCAGAAAAAAGAGCGACGACCGGCGCAAGAACAGACACAATGTTTGTTTTAAACGCGCCGATAGATCGTGTCGCAGCTTTCAAACCGGTCGTATCGTTATCGAACTCCATCCTAGTAACGAGGGTGTCTATGATCGTTCTAGCCATTTATTTAACCCTTCGCTCTATTATCAGCGGCTGTTTGCGCCCTGTACTCATTCTCATATTTGACCGATAATATTTCGTTCATGTTGAAAAAGTCGTCCAGTGACAATTCGAAAACATCGCTATAAGTACACAGCCCTTCAGAAATCGGCGCAGCTAAAATGCCGGGAAAATTAACCGTGTCTACGGTTTCAAATTCAACCCTGCGTCTTTCAAACGTGAGCTGATTTCTTTGAAAGATCGAGTAAAATTTACAACAAGAGACCTCACGATCAACTCATAAATCGCCGACGCTTCGAGTGTGGCGAAAATCAAGTCTTCGTTACCGTGAACGCCCAACCAGCCTGTGGTCGTTTCTGGTGTCTTCGCTTCGATGTTTTTGAAAAATTTAATCCGTAAATTATCCACAAACTCAGGGTTGATAGAGAGAATTGACTTTAGAAGACCCTGCATCATAGCCGTACCCGCGTCAACTTTAGGCTGCGACTTACCTGATGTTTTACTGTCTTCAGGTAAGTCGATACTCGCTTTACCCATTTCAGAACGAATCGATTCGAGAACAGGAAACGCACTTATCGCGCTCATTTTATTGATGCGAAATTTAACCTCGTCGATATTGAATTCAAGCTGATCGAACATTTAAGACCTCTTATGTATTTGCGAGCGTGTAGTCGTTATCGATTCGACCGAACTCAATGGTAAAAGTTTTAGAAGGTGGTGCCCCGGTACCAAGCGTCGGACCGGTCGGAACATTGGTAAGGACGCCACCGGTTAGAATAAGAGTAATACCCTGAACCTCGTGACGGTACAAGCCAATAAGCTCAACAGCCACACCAAGCTTCTGCGCCTGCGCCAATCCCATGAGAACTTTCATAGCAGGTGAGTTCTGCAGCAGTGTGAGGGTCATAGGACCCCCAACATTGCCAGTCGAACCCGATACGAACGAACCGTCGGCGCCGCGTCGCATTGCGGCGACGTCGACGTTAGGGAAGTCGAGAGCGTTCTCGCTGTCCCCGAAACCTTCCATTACGACACCGTTAAGAATCAGGGTGCCATCTTTTAGTGAAATATCAGACATGATTTATTTTCCTAGTTTTCAAACAGAATGTCGATATCGACAAAATGAAACGCACCAGAACCTTTAAGCCAGATTCGCATAGGTGGCGCTTTGCGTTCGTTCCGATCTGACTGAGACTGTTCAATCAGGGGAGTGGTAAAGATCAGAAAGCCATTAATCAGGAGGCCATCGAAATCAGGTGAGTTAGTCGTAGCCTGTACGTCGGCTGTAAGCGCTGGTGATAGCTTACCGCCAGCGATACCACCATTACGAACACCAGCCCTAGCGATGAGCCCAGCGGCGTTCTGAAGAGCCGCCACACCCGCTGGTGTTTGCGGTACTTTCGTCGGGCTCTGGCGCAAGAGGTTAAATACTTCAACCTGTGTCGCGTCGACATACCAGTCGAGGAACGAACGAACGTCGGCGAATACACCGTCTTTAGCTGTGGTGCCCTCGGTATAGATCGCGTCCTGGCTTGAGATAGTCGAAAACACCAGATACGCGTTGACGTTCTTTCGGTCGAGTTCTGATTTTTGCGTCGACGTAATTTCGTCAGCGAGCGTACCGGGTAAGCTTTTGAACTTCAGAGTAATAACAGTGTTATTCCCCGAGTAATTCGTAGACCCCAAACGAGCCGCAGCTGAAAGACCTTTATAGTCTACAGTGCGCGACCATGTCATAACGGTACGATCTGGTTCGAGCGCCGCAATCCGAGCAAAAGTAGAAGACCCTTCGCCTGTGGTGAGTACGCCTAGATCGGTACTCTCCGCAAAGAACATAAACGACTGAGCAGCTACCCATGTCGACGCGTCGAGAACCGCCTGAGTATCCCACAGCGTCGAGTCGAGGGTGAGGAAATACCAAGAACTGTTGAGCGCGAGAACAGCGTTCAAAGCGTCCTCAATTAACTCAGCGTCTTGCCCTTGCTGTAGAGTAGCACCAGTCGGAGACGTCCAGCTAAGTAAGTCAGAGATGTCAGTTCCGGTCGGAGGGGGTGATTCTGCGAACGTCAGCGTAGAACCCTCACCGGAAGCAGTACCTGTGACAATGAAAGTGTCGGTTACTGCGTCATACGCTACGCCGTACGGGAGCGCATCGTCAGTCATTGCCTGGCTGATAACAGCGGCGACGTCGGCAAAAGCCGAACCGCCTGTGAAATCAAGATTTTCGAGATCGACAAGGACACCGTCAAAGAGCATTGTAAACCCACCATCAGAGATAGCTAGATACGTCGCCAGTGTGTCAGCGGGTCCACCATATAGAACGGCGGGGATATCCGAATTGATCCAGCGTGCAACCACAAGGTTTTTAGGGAACGGTGACTGCTGGAAATAAATGTTACCAGCGCTATACGGTTCGGACCCGACTGCGAAAGCGTCGCTTAGGGCGTCGAAGCTTGAAAACGTCTGAACTCGACCGGCGCCACCATGTAGCGTCGTGTCAGTCGTCAAAAATAGTGAAATACCGAAATCGCGGCGTAATAGCCCTTGTTCAGCGATTGACGCTGAAACCCGAACGATAGAATTAATTGGTAGTGACATTGATCGTCTCCTGTAAATCTGACTCGCCAGAGTAATCTACAGTATATTCCTGCGAGGTCAAAGAGTTTATCTGTTGAATGGTGATTTCTTTAAATCCGAGATTGAGTGTTATTCCCGCCCGGTTGTCCCAAACGTTCGACGGGTTGACTTGGTCGCTGTTGATAATTGGGGATTCTGAACGCCAGGCCATCTTATTCTGAAGCAGAAAAAAGTGACCATTCGGCGTGTGTGGGTATTGTAAAACTTCGCGAGCGTGTTCGAATACGTCCTCTCTGAAGAACTGCACAGAGAAAGACGCCTCACGATTACCGACTGTCGTCGCGTCTAACAAGCTGTCAGCCTCACCGGGGTCGTCTTCGACATAATTAATCCAGTCAACCCCGTCAGCTTGAACATTCGTCGTCACGACCGTCGCATACGGACCGTTCGGCGCGGGTGCTGACTGGTTGCCTAGAATGACCTGAGCCAGCGTCAACCCCGTAGCGCCTGAAATAAAGGTTCGCACGATAGCCATTAAATCTATTTGGGTACGATCAACCATTTTGATCATCGTCTTTCGTTATTAACAGTTCCTGATGACCGTGAGCATTAAAGTCAAAATTAATTCTCACAGACCATTCAAACCCGTCGTACAGTATTTTATCGCCTTGCGTTTGCTCGGTGCCGAATCGGTTAGATCTAATTTTAATCACAACGCCAGTCGCGGCGATGCCATTTGTCCAGATCGATAACGTCTCACTCACACGCTCATTTTCGGGTAGTTGCTGCAGCACTTCACCGGCTGCGGGCTGAACCGACCCCGTTAAACCTGTGTCAGTATCAGCACCAGCTACATATTGACCCGTCTCGTCGTCATACGCGCCAACGGATTGCTGACGCACCGTGAACGATTGCTCGACGAAACCTCTCGACGGTGTTTTTCTTGTTCGATTAGCAACCATTTAGAATACCTGAAATGTTGTAGAGTTTCGCATCATTGCCGTATCGATAAGCGGATTACTTGAGCCCTTGCGCGACGCTGTCGACGGTTTATTCGGTGGGCTTATAATATTGGTTATCTTTTCTTGGATTTTGCCAACATGAAATAACGCGATTTTAATAACACCCTTTCTATTGATATTACCTGCCTTAGCGTTGCGGAATTTAACGACGAGCTTTCGAATGTCTTTCTGAATTTCTTTATCGGTCGATCTCATAAACGACCGCTCTGGAACTACCACTTTGCCTGCGGAATCTCGTGTGCCAAACTCTTGCCATAGCGCGACACTTGCAACGGGGGTACCATCGGCATATTTAGCCTGTGGAAAGTACCCAACATCGTAACCAGTTACGCCGTCTTTAGCTTTCTTCGCGAGCGCTTCGAGGTTTTTACCCCCTGTGACTTTCGCGACCATTATCTCGACCTCACGGATACCCGATAACCCGGTGATGAATTTCTAAACTGTACATATTTGCGACCATAAGGGGTCGTCTCATAGAACACGTCTTTAGAATTTGAATCTGACGTATTCTTATATGCTGTCGAAACTTTACCGACTGTCTCAGACGATACAACACCGTTTCCACCGTCTTCGCCGCCGCCTGTGCTACCTGCACCACTGATTAAGTCAACCTGTAACAGATGTGCCGAGAGGTAAAGTGTGCCTCTACGACCACAGGAGAAGATCGCACATGCGTCACCGAGATAAATTAAAACCTGAGCGTCGCTAGCTATAGGGTCAGCAAATTCGGGAAACCGAATCCGAAACTCTGGTAATAATTTAATCGGTGACGCCATGGCGATTAAGTACCCGGAGCGGATGGTGCCGCCGGCGGGGTCTTCTTGGTATCGTCGTCTTTAGCTTTGGCAGCCTTCGCTTCAGCTTTAGCGGCGGCAACGATAGCCTTCGCTTCAGCTTTAGCGTCTTCAACGACCTTAATCGCGTCAGCACCTAGGATAGGCGTACCGTCTACAAGACCCTCACCGTGAGCTCGTTCGGCTGGTGAGGCGTCTTTATGACGCAACGATGCTAGGAACTCACTGTCGACCCTTCCAGATCTACCAGCGGGGACCACGACAGAGAAAATGCGGATTGCACCCTCTGTCGTGTTTGTCACGAGTGTCGTTGTCATGGTGTTATACCCCATCCGTGTAAGCGCAAAGGGTGGGTCGCTTGATATTCAGGCCGGATACTTTGTATTCGACAGGAACATTCACACCAAAGCCAACGTTTTGAGAAGTCAAGGCACGGGGCATAATAGGTGTGCCCATTTCCATAACTTTCTTATCGTTGACGGCAAGCAACATACGATCAGTATCTCCGGCGCCAGCGCCAGCAAGTTCGATAACAGAACTAAGCTGTACCTTATTACCGGTCATACGTGTAAACACGTTGTTTACCTCGACGTATTCCCATACCGATTTATTCGCGTCCACACTGAGCTTACGCGTCCCGACGTCGGCGAATTGAACCGTTGGCAGGTAGAGCGTCAGACCGCTTTTAAAGTTACGACCGAGCACCTCCTTACTTGAGGCGACCAGAGCGGCAATAGCGTCCTGAAGGAAGAAAACCAAGTCGTCTGCGAGCTTGGATGCGATCGGCTCACCAGTGGTAGTAGCCGGAATGTCAGGGTTATTGACAAGACCAGTTAGACCTGCGGCTGCGTCGCCAATCAAGCCAACTTCTTCGATATGATCCATCGCACCAGTAGTAGCGGCACTAACAGTTTCAGTATCGAGAGCAATGCCACCGAATACACCGTTACGCAGTTCGTCAATAGACCAATGCGCCACGATACCACCGTAACGAAGCTGATAAGGCACTACTTCCATAGACACCTTAGCTGAACCGGCGTCGGTACCTGACTGGCTAATGAACTTACCTTTACCAGTGTGATCGACAACACGGTACGAGTAACTCGTCGCACCTTCAGCAATGTTCGAATTCATCGTAAAGAATTCGTTCAGGCGAAACTGGGTATACATGATCTGATCGATCTCAGCCTGTACGGCCTGAAGATTGTTCGTCACAAAACCGATAGCCTGAGCTGTGATTTCGTTCGCGTCCATCATCGACGTATTAGCCGGCGACATAGGAAGCGCGTCGAAATTCACATCACGTTTAGCGGCCTTCATGCCCGCTAGGTGACCATCTAGAACCCCGTGCCGTTGCATTGACGCGAAGTGCTGGTAGTCAGTTAGTTTATTTCCGAAGATATCCATAATTTTATATCCTTTATGAGATACGGTTGATCTGAACAGAAAGAATATCGCCGTCGGCGGCGTCCGTATCTGCAATGAAAGCGGCTTTAGTAGTCACGCCTGGGGCCCAGTTGTTGTCGGTGGTGTCAAAAATCAACGCATCACCTGCCTTGATAGCGGCACCGGCAAGAACGTAAACATTACCGTCTTCCATGCCTGGACCTTCGTCGCCTTCGGCATAAACAACACCAGATTTCCAGTTTTCAGTCCGGGTAATCGGCGAGTTGATGTCACCCTGACTGAACGACATAATACCCACAGCAAGAGCTGCGGCTACTGCGTCAGCAGGAAGCGTTGCGAGACCAGCAACAAGCGTGTAAGCCTGACCGGGCTGAGGTGCAACAGCGGCCATTACGCGCATACGCTGAGCGAATGACTGGGTTGGGCGAGAAACCGAACCGACCATGCCACGCTGCTGGTGTAGATCATATACATTTTGGATTGACATGATTAGGATTCCTTAGTTGAGGAGGCTGCGTCGAGTTTTGACAGAGCGTCAAGACTTACAACAAAATTACCACCAGTTTTAGCATCAGAAATACCTTCGACCGCGCGTGCGCGACCGTCAGCGTCGAGTTTGTTCGAGGCCGTCAAGAATCCGATAGCCTGGTCAACATTAACATAATCGGAACCGAGCTTATCTTTCAAGATAGCCTCGTTCGATTTACCAGAGCCAACAGCGTCACACAAAGCAAGAACCTGTGCGCGTTGATCAGCGATAACGCTGACGCGTTCGGTAAGCTGTGCGTCGGTCAGTGTGACCGTAGCTGCGTCAGCTTTGGGCTCGTCTTCAACGTCAACATCAACGTCAGCTTTGTCTTCAACGTCAACTTCGGCGTCGACTTTGTCTTCAGCGTCAGCGTTAGCGTCGGCTTTTGCTTTCATCGCGTCAGCTACAGCGTCGGCGACTTGCGTTTTAATCATCGGCGCAAGAGCGTCGGCGATTTTTTTCATTTCTTCCGGGTCCATGATGGAGTCCTTTTTAGAAGTGTCTAGAATACGCGCCGACTCGACGCGTGGCGGCATGGAACTCGGTAATAGAGTCACATGATTTATAAGCATAGGACCATCGGTCACTAATGCAAACTCTTTTCCGTCTACGGCGCCCGTGCCTTCAACCTGGTTGCATGTATAGCCCAGGGAAACACCGACCAACTCGTTATCGTTTGCACGACGTACCGCGTCAGGATCTGTGATCAAAATACGAACACCGATTTCTTTATCGTTAATCGCTTTCGCTTCAGTCATGACGTTACCGACTGAAAATATTTTATGTGTATCGCTTGAAATCATTTCGCCGTCGTGACCAATCGTCACAGGCTTGCCGTTGAAGCTGTCGATAGTTGCCGGATCAAAAACCGTTTCAGCCGTGCGATGTAGCCCGATAATTTCACCGGGGCTACCGCCGAGTTCGCTCGCGTCGTATTCTTGAACACCGACAGCGGTCGCGACTACGTTTACCTCCAAGTAACCTTCGGGCGTAATGACCCGGTCACCTGTGAACGGCGCAAAATCGAAAAAACGACGATTAATAAACTTCTTACTCACGTATCAAACTCTCTATTACATGGGTTGGTTTTATGTTTATTGCACACCCGGTGAAAAAAAACAACATAAACTTGATTAATCCGTTGACAATCAAGTTTAAGGGGGGTAATAAGGAGTTAGTCACAACGAAACAGAAGGATTTAAGATCATGAAACGTTACTCTAAAACAAAAGCCAATGTCACTCTTTTAGTTTGGATAATTGCCCAAACGGTTATTATCCTCGCCCTCATGGGCATCGGTTTCTTAATGGGTGGATTGGGTTAATAATTATGTATGGTTTTGATAAATACGAAGTTGTCACATATTACACCCGGCTACTCGGGGCGCTAAGCGGGATTTTTGCAGTTGTTGTTGTAGTCGTCTGCATCATTGATTTCTCAACAGGTGGGGATAGTCTCGTACATATCACTACTCCACGAACCTATTAAATCACGAAACTAGAAAGGTTAATAATTATGTATAGGTTTGATAAATACGAAGTTGTCGAATATTTCATCGATAGAAAAGTATGGATATCGGGTGTAATCAGTGGACGTGTCTCCGATTCGCCTGAAGTCTATAATTTTCGACCGTTCGGGGAAGATACTTTTATCACGGCGGCGGTTGATCGACTTAGAATAATACCATCTACACACGGCGGCTTTCGCGAGGGCGCAGGTCGTAAAGCAAAATATCCACACGAAGATACCCAACGTATCGAAATGACATTACCGGTTACGCTGGTTTCGAAAATTGATGGGCGCGCTAGATTTATGAACATCGACCGTCAAACACTACTAACCACAATCATTATAAACGCTACAAGGGGTGACGAATTATGAGCAATCTAGAACTAGAGCAAGTCCACGGAGAAGTTGTTGAAACGGCAACTGGTTTCCAGTATAGGATTTTCGAAAATAACAATAACGAGACCCTAATCACAAGTGATACGTTTACTGGCGCTAACGCTGAAACTCTCGCGAGATATGCAGTCGTACAACGGGTTAGAGAAATCAATAGTGTGATTTTTTTAAATCTATCGAGTGCCAGCGAGAGGGAGATCGATAGGCGGGTCGACCGCAGGTGGTAGAGTTATTTTAAAGGGTTGCCGGTCTCCCTCATAATGAAATGACCGGCACTTAAATTTAAACTTGATTAATCCGTTGACAATCAAGTTTGGCGAGGGTATAAGAAGACAGTCACAACGAAACAGAAGGATTTAAGATCATGAACAAGGGTAAAGAAGTATCAACCGCTAGGAAAATCTGGAAATTTGTATGGGTTAGTTGCCTTGCGACCTTTGGGGGATTGTTTGCTCTATTGGTGGTAATTTATAACCTAGACGATACCGTAGCGGAAGATCACGTGCCATATCCAGTGCGGTATCAGGCAGAGCTCGCGGCGAAAGCTCTCGCGGCGGAAACTCTCGCGGCGGAATTACGGCAACCCATTTCAAATCTGACATATTCAGAAATCGATCGAGCTGCCAGAGAAATGACGGACGTCAACTTCAAGGGATATGCTTACGGCCTCCGAGGGACGCGGGTCAAATGGAGCGGCGTAGTCCTTGATGTAATCGACGACGAGTACGGTATCCACCACGTGCTTCTCGATCTGGATAACACAGGCATCCAGGACGTCTATATCGATATTGGTACGGATTTCGAATTCGCTTTGAATTTCAAACGCGGAGTGACAGTGATCTTCGATGGCGATATTTCGGGAGTCATCTCAAACTTTAGAACCGCTAAGATTAGTATAAAACCACACGCTACATTCTGGTTCTAATTAATAATCGGGATCTATGGGTTGCCGGCCTCCCTCATAATGAAATGACCGGCACTTAAACTTAAATAAGGGAAAATATTATGGAAAATCTATCATACGGGTTCTTAGCTATATTAACTGTCTTGCTTCTCATTACTTTTTTAGAGCCGCTAAGGTTCAAATCAACAAAGCAAGGTTCTCATTCTAATTAATAATCGGGATCGCAACACACCGACACTGGATATCCTCACCGGGGTGTCCAGTAGACGGTGGCGAGCCCCACTCGAAAACTTGACCGTTGTTCTCTGCGTGTGACGATCTCACCCTAGAATCACCAGACGTAAGCCAGCGGTATTTATCTATCCCGACCTCTTTTTGACGTATCGAATTTAGCTCACCGGTCGCTTTCGATACCTGGTCGCGACCAATTAACTTAGCGCGGCTATCACCGACACCGAACGCGTCTTTAGCGGCTCCCGCCACAGCTTGACGGTCAAACTCACCACCCGTGAACAGTTTATTTATTTTCGTATTGAATACGTTGAACTGGTCGTCAGTGAGCCCTTTAATCAGACCCACGTTCCTTTCGACCTTACCTGACAGCCACGCAGATATAGTCTGATCTGACATTTTCAAACCGAGATCAGGGATCTTACCAGCCATAGAGCGTGTGAATTTTGTCGTGTGACGTTCGGCAATACCGGAAAACTCAGTGCTCGCAATGTCAGCACCGAGATCGTCAATAGAGCCAACAACCCCAGCGAGCTCGGCCGACGCGGCTAATACTTCGCTGACTGATTGTGATTCGAGAACAGCGCGAGCTAACGGGGCTTGAATTGTTACACGCGTCAAGGCGATTAATTTACGGCTGTAATTCAATTCGTCTTTGATTGACGGTGGTACGGGTTTGACTGCCATGCGAACCTATTTGTCTAAAAGACTAATGATAATCGATACAGCTAACATAGCTACGAAGAAGTATGATAAATTGTCCATTATTTATTAGCCATTTCAGTAATTGCCTCTAGAGCGTCTTCGTCTTCGAGACCTGTGAATAATTGATTTTGTCGTAACAGTTCGCGCGCTTCAGGGACTTCGATAATCCCAGCCGTCGCAAGATTTAACGCTGCTGTCGACAAACCTAGTATAGTTTCAGCTTGAATTTTTTCATCGATAGAGAGTAATGACGGATAATCGAAATCTGGTAAGCTATCGACGCCTATCATTCTCGCGGTAATCTGGTCAATCATCTCATAAGCTGGTGTGAGGGTGTTCTCTTGCTCTGACCTGATCGACATAGCGTAGTTCTTCATATCGCTATCACCGGTCGCATTTAGGCCGCCGGGTGACTGTCCCATGAACCGAGTAAACGGAATATCAGCAGCGGCGCTCAAACGTACGGCGAATTTATCGAGTAAATCAGGCAACCCGCTAAACGTCACGGCCACACGCTCGAATTTATCTTTGCCGTCGATGAACGTAGTTCTGAAAATCGATTTAGCAATACTCTGGACTTCTAGACGCTTATCTAAATCGAATTCATCGTCGTCGTCTGAGGAACATATGGCGTCGCTGAAGTTGTCCATGCTGATAACCGGAATAGACGCCTCGTTCGTCAGGTGAGCGATACCCTTCGCTAGAGTGTCCTCGTTTTCGATGGTCGTGAGGATGTCCGTCAATTCAGACAACCCGAACCACTGGTTACCGTAGCTTTGAAATCCGTTAACAGTCAGCGGCATTTTACCGTCAAACCGAACAACGCGCGATTTATGGACCGTCGATGAAAACCCATTAGGTAGCGTTATGCCGTACTCGATAGGCTCAAGGAAACCAGACCTAAAGGGGTCGCTCTGTAGTCGCACCGTCGAGATACTGAATCGATCCACGACGATGATGTTTTTCAGGTCAGTAGGCTTCAGGCGGTTGATGTCGAGCGGTAGCTGTGCGCTTTCTTCAGCGGTCACAAACCAGAGCAACGCCGTACCGTACAGTCGACCGGCTTTCTGTGCGTCTTTGATTTTATTCGATATGTTATGACTATCCTCAAACGCTTTAATTTTCTTGATCAATTCAGGGTCGCCGTCTTTGAACGTGCGCGGCAACGCGAACTGATCATCCACAGGGATATCGATAAACTTACGCGCAGCCCATGACTGAGCGTAAATAACCTGTAGTTCTTGCGAACTATTGAAAATACGCGGGGTATAAAACGATCCTGTCGTTTTGTCGGTAGCTCCACCCATGCCCGACATACCATTTGTGATACCGCCGCCGCCCGGGCCATAGCTATTAGCCAGAGATTTAAATGACGCGTCATTCTGATGAATGACACCCCCATAAATTCGATCTGCTCTACGTGTCGCTTTGCTCATGCTCTCAAACCCTTACGAATGTCTGACGCGAACGCCTGTACCGTGGCGTCGGCCTTGTCTGGTGATTTATCCTCGTCGCCGTATTTATTGACCGTGATTTTACTCGATTCGTTCTCGGCGTAAGTCGCTGCCGAAAGCTGATCTAATAAAATATCAAGATCAGGTATGGTATCGTTTATCAGTAAACACCGACCTAGGTCAATCTTTTTACCGTCTAAGCGATTAATAGTGTTCATTGCGCGTTGGCGTATATTCCACCACGCCTGTGCGTTCTGTCGGGCGAAATAGTTACCGTTCGTGATACTCGAGGACCCGGCCTTAATATAAATATTTTCCTTACCGTTGACAGCACCACCAAATAGGAACGGTTTAAACGAGTACGGTTTTCTTTCACCTATCACCATTAGACGAGCTATATCCCGATGCAATGTGGCACCGACGCCGCCTGCGTCCCAATACTTACGCGTGATACCGTATTCGATTGCGAGCCTGTGTGACCGTGGCGCGGGTCCGACTTTCGGCTCTGGTCGCCAACTATCACACGAATGGAGGATGGGGCCGCGTCTGGTCACTAGGCAATTGCTATCACCAACCGGAGATTCGGCAACGTCTAACCCACCATGACGTACAGCGTCGCCGACCTCGTCACCCCATAGCTTAAACGCTTCGACACATTTAACCAGCCAAGCCCTAGGGATAATTTTCAAACTGGCATCGTCGGGCTTCGCTTTGCCTAACCATACCCATTCGAATTCATCGGGGTTATTCTCCTTAGCGAATGTCGCTTGGCGCAATAAGACC